CGGGTCTCACAACATATACCATCCGTCGTATGAATCTTGATCTCCCACATGGCAAGAGAATTTCGAACAAAAATCGATCTACCACCAAGGGTTGACTGAAAATGATTTTATGACCTACCCTAAGCCATGCTCTTCTATATTCTTGTCTCTACAGCTCACATTGTTTTCGAAACTAGAGATTAACTTCTACTCTTCACCTTTCTTCACCCAGCAAACTAAATCATCCCCAGCCGCTAGTAGCTTGCATTAATATCATCCCATCAGTTGTGCATATTTAGCATAACAGATAGTTCTCAGAGTATTTCCAAGGGTCGTTAGAGTGGGGTGACCAGAAAAAGTAGTGCCTCTCATCTTGAAATGGGCAAATTCTTGACTCGGAATATCCTTCGGCTTACTAAATCAACCTTCAACACCAGGAGTAGGAACGTAAACGTCAAACATGAAATCGGTAGTGGCCTACACAATTATATCACATAACTTATCGACGTTTTTAATTCTTCCTGGAAAATGAGTTTGTAAGACAGTCAAGATCTGGTGAAGCCTAGGCTTGTATGATTCCCAGAAAATTTTATCCACAGCTTCTTAAACGGGATAACTTTAGTTAGAGTCAAAAGCAGATCCATCCATAGAAATAGAAATATACTCAGAAGGAGAATCGCCCAACAAATATTTAACCCTTTCTTTTAAGCCATCGCTAGACAATCCATGAACAAATTCCGGGAGTCCTATTTTGTCGTCTCCGTGTACACTTTTAAGATCCTTAAAAATATACTACTACACATAAGCTAGCAGACCACAACCTTCATCCGAGGGATTGAAAATATTTCAAGGCCTTTCCGGAAGAGAATTGACATCTTCGCCTGAGAACTTGTTATAGACCTCTCCATTCTTAACCATGGTCGTGAAATGGGCCTTTATTTGCTAAGCTGTTTAAGCACTCAACTAGATCTTCAGGTTTTCAAAATACCGATTTCTCTTGTGAGAGCTCCAGCTAGTCTTTCCTTAAAGCCAAACTACTGGGTCTATAAACTCTATCTCCTTATCAAACCTTTTGACCAGATTCCTGAAAAAAACTGCGAGAGAAAGCAGCCAGATTATGCACATGACGCAAATTTGGTTTCAAAACATTGCTATTGTGTCTGTTAATGAAAGCGTAGTAACTGTTTTTGAAAGATTTTGAATCATACTCATAACTTTAAAACGATTAGCCGCCCTTCACAACGTCATACCCTGTTTTTAAAACTTTGCGCATTCTCGCTTCTGGATCCCCGTGTCAAGCAAGACAGTCATTCAATTACCTCAAAGATTATTCGTTGAGATCTTTTTCAGCCTGCATTTATAAACACTTGAAATCTTTTAATACAACTGGATCTTTGTGGTAATAATATTCTAATTCCTCTCCGGCAATAGAGATAGGTTTTCCCTCCTCTGTGAACGGTTGCAGCCTTCTATTCTGGTTCCATGAAAGTTCTTCGAGCTCAAAGTCCAAACAGTCCTCTCTACAGAACCCTTTCGCTCCTATAAGATAATACTCCTGTCTCTAGATAGAAACACCGACAAAGTTAGGATTTTTACCGTACTCCTTCGAGTCAGGCCCATCCTTATCATAGAATATTACTTTGCCAGTAAGATACAAGAGATATCGATGTCGCTTAAGGTACAATTTCCATATGAAGATGGCCCATAAAGAGAACAACAAGAGGCAGAAAACAATGGGATGACTCTATAGGTATTTATCTATTTGCTCGATCATCACATAAGTACTCCAGAAGTAGAAAACACCAGAGAGCAACAGGGGGACCAATAATAGTAACAAGCTGGATTTGTCAATAACCTGGTAACCTGCATAAATGCTTTCTTTCGCAATCTAGCTATTAATATGAACTAAATCAATGAGGTCTTTGCCTTTACAGGTGAGAGTCCTGGTACAAGAGTCATGTTATTTCTCCATTATCTCTTGGAAGGAATTTCTAAATCTAGTGCTACTTTTCTCGCTATCCGTTAAAGTTTCACTGACCCATCTAGATAGCACAAAGCCATGATCATTAGAAAAGACCGGTGCGTTTCGGAAGTCTCTATTATAAGAATAAAGAGAATAGCGTCCCCAAAAGACTCTAAGATGGCCAAAATCAATACAGATCTCACTATTCAATATTTGTCTATTTGGGTGGCTATACACATGATTAGTTCCGTTAGTTCTCATATTAATACGACTAGATCCGTCTTTCGTATAGACACTATATTCTCCTTCTCCAAGTGGAAGAAGATATCTACCGGTGATCGATTCGAAAGAAAGTCCACTAATCAACATACGCACGCCAGGAATTTCAGGGAGGTCTTCCAAATAATAGTGCACATCATTCATCAACAAAGTGAACTAGTTATTAGAGTTTAAGTGCTTTCTAATTCTCTTATAAGCTCAAGATAAAAACTCCTCCAGTGTGCATTGAAAGACAACATACTTTCCTTTGAACTGGCAATCTCCGTTATCCCGATAATAAGTTTCATCATAGGAACCGCAGATAGGTCTAAT